ATCGGTGTTGTTGTGACTGCTGGTATTTGTTCACTGACTGCCACAACAAAATCAGGCATCACAGGTATTACAACCTTTAGTTTAACTAGACAAGATCAGTCTTAAAATGAAACGGTATACATTATCAGTTACAAGTCCTGAATACTGGAGTGAAATTCATGATGCATTGATCGTGGATTCAAATCAAGATGGCATTCCAGATCGTAAAATAACTTGTAGCGACTGTAAACATCACAGTCCGACTCGTGGAACTTATGAGTTAACTGAAGAGGAGGCGACTGAAATTGGTAATCATCCTCATGTTCAATGGATTGAGTTATCACCTATTGATAATCCCGGATATTATCCAAATCCACAACCAGCAACAAAAAGATTTCCAAAAGATGTCAAAATTTATCGAGATCTTTCGACTGGTGCAGAACAACCTCCAAGCACTCCAACGTCAGCAGAAGTAAACCGCACAAACTGGGCGGTGAAAAGAGTTGGTATTGATACGAATGGAGATTTTTATGGCACTGCAACTGGTAATGTAGGTGTTCGCACAGCAAATGTGGATTTTAGTTTGACAGGAAAGAATGTTGACCTTATAATACATGATTCAGGTATTCAACAATACCATCCGGAGTTTATAGATGGAAACGGACAATCTAGAGTATCTGATATCGTTCTTGACGGGCCATATACTATTGATCCTGCTTATTTTAATTCTAACAGTCTCACATATACAAAAGCAGATGGAAGAGTTGGAATCGCTACAACAGCAGCACATGAATGGTGGGAGAACACATCAAAAAGATCCGGAGCGTTCTCATCAGTCGGAACTGTAGCAATACCTAATGCGTACACAATGAATGCTGCGATGGGTATTGGTGGTACCGTGAATGGTTTGACAAGTGGACATGGAACTGGATGTGCTGGACTCGCTGCTGGTAAAAATTTTGGACTTGCATTTGAAGCAAATATATGGAATATGCCGGGAATTGCTGATGCAGTAAGCATGGGTATTGAAGCAAACTATGATCTAATGAAGTTGTTTCATCAAAATAAACCAGTAAACTCTACTACAGGAGTTAAAAATCCCACAGTTGTAAATGGAAGTTGGGGATACCAAGCAGCATTTTCTTCAGGTAATACTGTTTCATATAAATTTCAAGGAAGTACAGGAACATTTACAGGTAATGCATCAGTCAGTAATCAAGTGACTGCGATGAAAGATGGATTGAATAATCAGGTTACTGGTGCATATCGCTCTTGGTCTTCATCATCAAGATCAAACTCAACAGACACCGCAGCAAATGAAATGATGGCAACTGGTGTGATATATGTTGCAGCAGCAGGAAATAATAATCAAAGACTTGGTATTGGAGCAAATGATGTGGATCGTTTAAATTATATGTCTGATAATTATTATAGTACAACAGATCCAAGATCAGAATTTCCATCGGGCACAGTTCCTTGCAATCATCGTGATTGGATGAATCCACAGGGTATTGGATTTGATAGTGACACTGATTTTCATCCAGTAATTTGTGTAGGTGCAATGGAAGAATATGTCGCAACAGGATCAGCTCCACCTGGCTTGACTGCACTCTCAGAATTTCAAGCGAGTTACTCAAATAATGGGCCGGGTATCGATGTCTGGGCACCTGCTGATGAAACATTATCTGCAGGATTAAATGGTCAAGCATCAAATGAAGATTTCCAGAGAGCGAATGATGGTATCACATATACAAGTAGTACCACTGGTTCAGATTATTTCGACAACAGTTTCAATGGAACATCAGCAGCAGCACCTGTGGTTACAGGATTAATCGCTCTTTACCTAGAAACAAATCCGACCGCGACTTCAAAACAAGTTAAAGATTTTCTTTTTGAACAGGGATCAGTTGTTGTTGCTGATGCACTGTATAGTGATCAGTATTCTGATTCTTCTCAAACAACTTATTGGACTGGATCTTATAATTTAAGAGGTGCTCAAAGAAGAATACTTCGTGATAAGACTGCAAGTCCAACTGAACCATCAGTCAAGGGTGTTACTGTCACCGGTATTTCATTCAAACAATCATAAATAACTAAAAAGTATAATGGCAGATAAGAGTTTTGGTGTAAAGGAATTAAACTTACTGAATGCTTCAGGCACACCAACAGTCACGAGTCCGAATAATTTAAACCTTAATGCAAACACTGTTGCAATAAGCACATCTTGTACGATTGGAAGTAATTTAACAGTGACTGGAGCAACATCAGTCGCTAATGTTAATTCAAGTGGTATCGCAACTGCAACTAAGTTTGTTGGTGATTTATCAGATGCAGTTGCAGGAAGATGGGCAATCAGTAACAACGGTGCTAGTAACTATGTCTTTACAGGGCCTGGTGGACTCAGTGGTGCTTCAAACTCAACATTATATCTTGCAAGAGGACAAACATATGAGTTTAACATGAACGCATCTGGTCATGGATTTGGTATTCAAACATCATCTGGTGCATGGAATTCCAGTAATGAATATACTACAGGAATTACTAATGCTCAAGCAGCAGTTGGAGTCATCAAATTTGCAGTTCCTTATACTGCACCGAATACTTTATATTATGCTTGTACATCTAATCATAGTGGTATGGTTGGATCATTGGTCATATATCCAAGTATATAATAGTGTGCTATACTAAGAAAACATTAAAATTATAAATTACTATTTTAAGGGACATATGAACTTTACGGTTTACTCAAGAAAAGGATGTGATTATTGTGAGAGAATAAAGACAGTGTTAAGGTTGACAGGATGTACATATGTGGTCTATAATTTAGGAGAAGACTTTACGAGAGAAGAATTTATTGCAGAATTTGGTGAGGGATCAACATTTCCGCAAGTATCTTGTGATGGAAAAAAGTTAGGAGGTTCAGTTGAAACAGTTAAATTCCTCAAAGAACAACAAAGAGTTGCCTGATCCTCTAAATACTTCCAACATCCATTTCGATCGCGGGGTGGAACTCATCTTAAGGGGAGGTAAGAAGAAACCTAAAACCTTTCAAATTAAATTTGATAGGTTACTGAATTTCTTTAAACGAGAAATCGAAATTAACTTTGCATTCTCATTGAATGTAAAAAAATTACCTTCCGGAGATAAAGATGACCGTAGAGATTAGTTTAGTTATAGGTTCTTTTGTTACATTACTATTCTTTATTACAGGAATATTAATTGGTTGGACAGCAAGAGAATATATGAAAAACTATCGGGAAGTACCAAGACCACACCCCGAAATGTTTGATATTCAAGGAAACTTGATACCTGATGACATTGTAGCATTTAGATTTGAAAATTATGACAGCGAAAACAGCGAAGAAGACGACTACCAAACCTAAAACGGTTAAAGTTGCAAAACTTCCAGAATTACCAAGAATGCCTTTTGCATTTGAGGTATTTAATTTAGCATCAAAGCAAAGAACAAAAGCAAAGAAAGTTGAAGTTCTCCAGAAGTATGGAGAAATGTCACTTAAAATGGTTTTGAAATGGAATTTTGATACTACAATTACATCTGTGTTACCAGAGGGAGAAGTTCCTTACTCTGGTTTTGATGATCAAAGAAATATGAATCTCAAATTAAGTGAGGTGATATCTGATGAAGTTCGTCGTATGCATGAGGTTGGTTCCTTTTCATTAGGATCAACTGATAAAGAAGGACACACTACAATTCGTAGAGAAGCAAAACATTTCTATCGTTTTGTAAAAGGTGGTGATGATGCAATGAATGCGATTCGTCGTGAAACAATGTTCATCAATATACTTGAAGGACTACATCCACTTGAAGCAGAGATCGTTGTTCTTGTGAAAGATGGCAAACTTGAAGATAGATATAAGATAACTAAAGATGTAGTTGCAACTGCTTATCCCGACATCGTATGGGGTGATGCATGATGACAAAAACAGAAACTAAAAAGAAGGAAGTGTCTGAACCAAAACTAGATGGATCAAAATATTCGTGTCAGGTGATACTTGAAAAGTGTACACTTGAGCAGGCTTACGATAGGTCATTGCCAACTGATGCAAGACTCATTCGTTATAAAGTAGATGGTAAAGATTTTCTTGACGTTACGAGATCTGCAAAGGCAGCAAATATATTTGACTTATACTTTGACACGTATGGTATGGGTGCTCTTCAATCAATTGATTATGGTAAAGGAACCATATCACCCGGTCAGTGGGGATACAAATCTCCTGCTGATGCCAAAAAGAAAAAGCGAAGATAGTTTCAAAATATGGCGAAAAAATACTCGGGCCATTTTTTCGTGTGTAGGGTTTTTCGGTTTTTACGACCAAAACCCAATATTTAGACTAAAAATCGGTTAAAAACTGGTTAAATGTAAATATTTTCTTAAAATGTAACAGAAATTACAAAATTGCTTGCCTATATAGTCTGAATGTGTTAAAATAAACACATCGTTCATCCAAATGATAGAACTCACACTACTGGCATCACTTCTTACTGAACATAATGCTTCCCATTGGGAGATGTCTTGTTCAGACTGGAACAAAAACAGAATTGAGATACTTAGCGATAAGAATCTTAACTCTGATGCTCACGAGTATCTTATAGATTACTTGAGAACTAAGGTGTCAGGTGATTGTGATGCTTATATCATTGGACGCAAGTAAGCCGACTCGGAACGGGTTCGTTCATCCTTATGTATCACATTCTTCTTAGTCTAATAGCGATTGGAGCACCACTTAATTGTGAGCATGCTTCTGAACTTATAGACTCTGCAAGAAATAATCCTGATAAATCTGAGCAATTGGAAATAACAAGGGTTGTTATTGCACATACAGATCCAATGTGTTTTAAGGACGCAAAAGCCGACTGAAGGAACGGGATTTAAAAACCCTACTACTTTAGGAGCAAACCAAATGGCAAAAGTCACTTATCGTGGTGTTACTTATGACACCGAAACT